CCCCCCCCCCTTCCCGCCCCCCCCCCCTTTCCCCCCCCCTCCCCCCCCCCCCCCCCCGGGCGGGCGCGTGGGCTTTGGTAGAGCCACCGCCACCGCCGCTTCGTGCACCTTGCATCGCTTTGGCTTCATGGATATTCGCTGCCCGTTCGCGGATAGCGTTTGCCATTGCTCCGGCGCGGTCTTTCGTCATGCTGTCAGCGATTCGACCGCCAAGCCCACCGTCGTCCATCCGCCCGATTTGGACGTTGTTAAGTTTCTCGATGCCCGATACACCGACCATCGACGCGGCTTTGTTGGCAAAGTCAATCATGCTGTTAATCATGCCGATTGCCTTGTTTACCATCCACTCAATCGCAGAGATAAACACGTTGCCGATAGCCTTACCGAGATTGGCAAAGAATTGCGGCATATTGTTGGCGGCTTCCTTTATCAGCATCCAGCCTGTCGCAAACGTGTTGACGAAAGCATTTACCGATGCGCCGATGACGCTTGATATGATGCCCATCACACGCTCAAACAAAGCCGACCAACCGCCTACGCTTTCACCAAGCCAGCCCGTCAGCCCGTCAAACCACTCCCTTATTGCGCCGATGGCTTCGCCGATGGTCTCTGTGATGACTTGCCAAACCGCCTGAATCACATCAAGCAGATTCGACCAGCCGCCGCCGAAAATATCGATTTGGTCGCCGAATTGGGCAATCAGTCCGATGACCGCGCCGATGGCGACCGCAATCAATCCAAACGGGTTTGCAAGCATGGCAACATTCAAGCCGATGACCTGCGCCGTCGCAGCGGTAACAGCAACCGCAAAGCCCGCCATGATGGGGACGACCAAGTTAAGGTTATCCGCAATCATTTTGATAATGGAGGCGATGCCCGACATTGCGCCGCTGTCGTTCAGCAGCTTGGAAACCATGCTTTGCCAGTTGTTCGAAAACACAGTCAAAGCCTGACCCATCGTCATGGGCATTTTTGCCGCCTGCTCGCCGAATTTTTCCGACGCGCCGGATATGGCTTTGAAAATCACATCCGCCGTCAGTTGTCCCTCACTACCCAGCTTTTTGATTTCGGCGCGGGACTTGCCCATATATTCCGCGATGGTATCGAGCAGGATAGGGGCTGCTTCGGCAATGGATTTAAATTCATCGCCCTGCAATACACCGCTACCCAAAGCCTGCGACAACTGCATCAGCGCGGCGGCTTGCTGTTGTGCGCCCACGCCGCCGATTGTCATGGCGTTATTCGTCGCCTCGGTAAACTGCAAGATTTCCTGTTGCGTGTAGCCGTAGTCTTTCAAGGCGCGGCTTGTGGACACATACAGGCTCGCCGTTGATTCAAGCGATGCGCGGGTATTGTTCGCTACATCCAAAAGCTGACGCTGTACGGCTAAATACTCCGTTTCAGACGACGTAACTTGTCGGACCTGGCTGTTTATAGATTGCATGGCGTCAGCGGTATCAAGCATGGATTTTGCAAATGCCACCGATGCAAATCCCGCCAAAAGCGTACCGATTTTACCCAGCCCGCCCGCCGCCTGTTCCGCGACGTTCTCCGTCTTGGCAAGTTCGGCGTTTAGCTCTTTGACCTTTTCCTTGCCCGCGCCGATGCCGCTGTTAAAGTCAGTCATATCAACGTCAAACGCCTTTTCCATTGATTGCTGCATCTCGGAAAAGCTGCGCACCAACTGGCTTTTGACCTGCGATATTGCCGCTTCAATCTGTCTTGATGCCGATTGCGCGGAGTTTGCTGCCTGATTAAAACCCGCAGCCGTGCCGTTTTCGACGGTTATCTTGATTTGTGCTAAATGCGCCACACCGGCGCCCGCAAAAAAAAAGCCGCGTAGAAACACCGGGGGCGTTGTTTCAAATTTAAATTAGGCTTCGACAAGTTCCGCGCCTGAAAAGACGCTTTGCTCATTCCCCTGCTCAACCGCCTTCCCGTACAACCATGCACAGGACACCTCGCCATCTTCCGGCAAGGTGTTTACGGTAATCGAGTGGGAACAAAGCGGATTGCGCCCCGCTTCGTATGCCTTTTTAGACACATAGCCGTTCAGGGTTGCCGTAACGGTTTTGAACTTGTAATCAATACTTACATATTCGATTACATGGTAGTTCGCTACTGCACCTGTGCTTTCGTCTTCGATTTCGCGAGAAATTGCGATAATTTGCTTTGTCATAATAAAGCCTTTCTATAATTGTCGTCCTGTTGTGACTAAAACATAAACTTCGGTCAAATCAACGGTCTGACCCTCCCATGAGCCGTCACGCACCAATACAATGCTTGATGACGATGCGACGTTATCTTTGGTTTTTTCGTAGTATCCCTCGCGCAGTTTGCCGTGATAGCCATACTGCAAGATTGTCTCCGTACCGTTATTGTCACGCCAGAGCAAACCTGCCAAACGGTTATCCGCACTACCGACGGAATAGCGGAATTTGACACCATAGATATTGTCAGGGAGCGGGATTTTGGTTTCTTTCTGCTGGACGGAACTTGCCCGCCCGCGCGAAAGATTGCCAATCTTCCGCCACTCAACACCACCCATCAACGCCCTATACTCAGGGTCGCTTTGTGCGAGGTACGAAGTCATCAACACGGGGACATCCATATCGAAAGTCTCATTCCCGCCCAAAGTAACCCGAATCGTATTAACCGCGTCACGGCGAAGCAGCATCCAATTAAATGAATGGATTTGCTTCTCGTTTGTGACAAAGTAGTTCCGTGATGAATTGCTGTTTAATATGGATTCTGTAATTTCCGACGTTTTCAGTGTGTTTTTTGGCATCACAGTTCCGTTTAGTTCAAGCTGCGCCACCGCCCCTGCGTAACTTGCAGGGTTTGAGTTACTAGCACCTTGTTTCCCACCAAATCCAAACCTAACCTCATTAGACGTGTAGATTTTGAAATCGGGGCGCATCAACGTTGGCACCTCATCCGCCTGAATTTGGATTTCCCAAGTGTTGGCATTAATCTTATTCATGCGGTGTAGGCGCAAAACATCGCCCTCAATGTGCGACGCTTTGACCGTGCCGTTGAAATACCCTGTTTCCGCTTCAATCCTGCCACGAATGACAGCATTTCTAGCTTCAAGCAGTCCGCCAGATGTTACGGTAAAGTTACCACCGCCGATATCTAAGCTGCCGCCGTTGATACTGCCCAAATTCGACGAAATCGCCGACAGTTCGTTGACGTTCATCTTATTGGCTGTAACAGCGTTTGCCGCCAGCTTATCAGCCGTTACACTTCCAGCCGCCATTTCACGCGCGGTAACGCTTCCAGCGGTCAGGCGGTTTGCGTTAAGCGTGTTTGCCGTGATTTTATCGCCGTGAATATCCCCGGCGTTCAACCTATCGACAATCGCCTTACCGTTTACCACCAGTTCGCCATTTACACCGACGCGGTTTTGCTGTGTATCTACCGTAAACGGAAACACGTCAGCCTTGCCCGGTGCGCCGATGCCGAAGCGGTCAGCGTTCACGATAAACTTGCTTTCAGGCGTTCCGTTTTTCGGCGTGGTTGCCAAGCCGTAGCCTGCTACCTTGCCGTTAACGTCCACCTTGACCGTGTATTGCGCCTCCAAGCCGTTGATGCTTTTCGCGTGGGCTTGTACCGTCGCTGTGTTGCCGTCGGCGGTTGACTGTGCCGTCGTGATACGTTCGCCAAGCGATTTGATGTCGCCCGTCGCTTTGGTTAAGGTCGTCTGAACCACCTGAACCGTTGCTTGGGTCTCATTTGCCGACTGTTCCGCAGTATCAAGACGTGAAGAAAGAGTCTGAATTTCACGCTTCCGGTCCTCGTTCGCGTTTTTGATACGCTCGTTGACGCTGCCTGCGCCGTTGCTGTCAATCAGGTTGATTTTATCGCGCAAAGCCCTGTTCAGATTGCTTTCTGACAGGTCGGTTGTCGATACGTCGTAAACGGTAAAAGCCACGCTGTTGCTGATTTTTAGGGCGTCTTTACCGAAGCTGTCATAGCCCGCCGCGCGCAAATGGTAGGTCTTGCCTTTCTCCAGCGGTTTGCCGTTGCATTTGGCGATGGTTACAAACGTTTCCGCGCCGTCATAGACTTTGTTTGCGTCTATGGTCGGTACGGCTGCGTTTTCGGACACCCAAACGATAATGCCCGCGAAATCCTCTTCGGCAGGTTTTTGGCAGGTAAAAAACGCCTGTTTCAAACCGCTGTCAACGGAAATGCCTTGCAATGCTGCTAATTGCGGATTTTGCGCCGCGATTTGCGCCCAATTGCCTGTTTTGCCGGTAACAGCACGTCCACGAACCTTGAAAACAACATCACGCACCTGCCCTCCGTCGGCTTTCATATCCGCCTGCGTGTAGGTGTAGCTGTTGTCCACAATGCCGCTGATTGCCCGCAAACGGCGTTGGCGGTTGCCTGCGTAGATTTCCACGTCGTAGGTGTCTGCACCGTCCAACTTGTCCCAAGCAATGACAGCTTCCTTGCCGTACGACCACGAAGACGACAGGCGTAGGTTTTGAATCTGCCCCAGCGGTGCGCCCTTGATGGTGTAGGAATACGCGGGGACAGACGACAAATCTTGGATGCCGCCGCTGAAAACGTTGTACGAAACCAGCTTGACCCAAACGGTACGACCAATCCAGTTACGCGGGACGGGGTACTTGAACAAGGTCTCGTCGATGCGCGCAAACTGGCTGCCCGCCGCGTGGGTGTCGATAGCCGAACCATACGCGCCGCGTGTCAGGTTGCCTAACGTGTAACGACCGACGCCTTTTAATTCGGCGTTGGCGTATGCCAAAAACTCGCCATCAACGTAACTCAGCGTCAGCAAATCGCGGCTGTCCTGCTCCGTGCCGCCTGTCATTTGACCCGCTGAAATTTCCACGTTCAGGGTGTTGGTACGGTCGAAAACCGCCCCGTTTGGCAAAGCAGCCGTTAGCGAACCGAAACGCGCCTTGTGGTTGACCGCACCGACGCGCGTATAGCTGTCGCCGTCTGTCGATACCCACACTTCCGCGCCGCCCCACATATCGCCGCCTGCGGTTGCCATCCAAATTTGTGGTTCGCCGCCTGTCAGTTGCAACGGTGCTTCGAAGATAACAGGCGCATGGGCGTTACCCGGCGAGACATTGTAGTCTGCCGAATAGCCCAAAGACGGCTGCGTCGGGTATTCCGACGTTGTGTACACACCGACAGGGTAATCTTCAGCCTTGACGGATAAAACACCTTCTTCGTCTTCTTCGATTTCCGTGATTCGGACGGGGGTTTTATTCAAGCCAAGCCCTGCGTCAGTCAGGGTTACAATGTCCATCGGCTCAAGCAGGCAGTATTTCCAGCCAAGCTTAAACTCATATTCGTTGCGAACGTACAGGGCGCGTTGCAAGAGTTGTTGCGCTACCTTTTGCGCTACCTTGCCGTTACAGATGCCGTGCATTTTTACAGCTTCTTTTGGGCGCAATCCGTACTGCTCAATGTTTGCCTGGTCTTTCACTTCCGCAATGGCGACGTTATAGTCATTATCGCGGTCGAGATACTCAACTTGGACTTGGTTAAACGCATCGGCATTGGTTTTGCGCTCGACGCTTACAGGGTCTTCCGCGCCAGAGACGATAAAGTCGTCATCGGTCAGGTCGTATAGTGCCTTGTTATCGGCAACATATGCCGCGCCGTTGCCTGAATAATTGCCGTCGCCGTAGGGGACGATTTTCAGACGACCTTGCGAAAACACCGCCGCGCTATTGGTCTGCTCCAGCAGTTCGGAAATGTTCCGTTGCGCCTCGCCCTGTTCCGTGTAGGCAGGGCTTAGGAAGATTCCGACCGCACGGCAATAGTTGCTGTATCGGTCGGTGTCGCCGATGCTGTCAGCGGGGAATCCGCAGCCGTAGCGTTGGTTTGTCAGCAGGTCTCGGATAATTTCGCGCGGGTTTGCGTCGGGAATGTTGCCGGAGTAGCCCAGCTTCCCGATAACCTCGAAATTGTGTTGGTAGATTTGCGCAGATTTCGTCAGTTCGTAATTTGGGCTGCACAGGTAGGCGGTACCGGAATAACTCAAAGCTTGACCGGCGTGTTTTGCCTGCGCCAAATGCGTCCACAACGGCTGCTCGTCGCCGCCGCGCATAAGCGTCAGGCGCAATTGTGCCAGCGAGTCGAATTTTTCCTTGTCGCGCCAAATACGACCGACGCCGCTAATCTCGCCTTCGCACAAAGCAAGCATGACGGCGGCTTCGTAGGTGTACTTGATGTCTTCCTGCGTTACACCGCCGCCGCCCTTGCCGCCTTGTTGTGTCGTGGTTTTATGCTCGATGGTGGTAAAGTCGCCGTACCAAATCAGATTACCGGCAACGCGCGTCCTACCGTAGATGACGGGCAGGGTAAGCCCTTGTGATGACCGCTGTACCTGTAACGATAAAATCCGCTCTTCAGCCGATGTAATGGTTGATGATTTACCGCCCATATAAAACCTCTAAATATCAATCTACTAAATGCGCCTCGTACCAAACCCCCTCAAGAGAGCCTGCGTAGTTGGTTGCAATATCAAAACCCGTTTCCGTAGCATTGCCGATATAGGTTAGGCGCACGGTCGTTGTAATCAAGTCCAAAGTAACTTTGACAAACGGTCGTTTGCTAAACGGACGCTGAAACTTGACCGTCATAAATTCATTGTTTGACGGCGTGGAGATAAATTGCGAACGGGGGACGTATGCCGCCTGATACTCTTTGCGGGTATCGGCTATCTTACTGACCTGCTCGGCAACCGCCGCAATCTGTTTGCGCAAATCGGTGTCGTCATACACCGCCCCGCCTTTGGGCTGGTTGGCAAGTTGCTTTTTGACGGCTTCCAATTCCTTTTTGATTTCGGCGTCGTCGTATGGTGCGCTGTTTGGCAAGGCCGCCAACGTCTGTTTGATGCGCGTCAATTCCTGTTTAATGGCCGTGTCGTCATAACTGCCGCCGCCGCTACCACCGCTACCGCCGCCAAGCCCATAGGCTGATACTTCAATGTTCATTAAATGCCTCCAGTGTAAAAAATTTCACTTCACGCCCGTCAAGTTCGGGCTGATTGATGTCGTCCAAAACCACGCCGCGCCCGATATAGCTGTGGATAATCTTGCCGTCGCCCACCAAGATGGCGGAATGACTAAACGTGCGCCCAAACTTCCACATAGCGATGTCGCCGGGCTTCGGATCGTCCGTTTCTTTGCAAAACTTGGTGATGACTTCCAAATACCGCTCCGTATCGCGGTGCAAATGCCAGTCGCGGGAATATTTGGGCGGCGTGAAGTCATCGGGGACAATACCGACCGCGCCGTAAACCCCTGCAAGCAACATAGCGCAATCCACGCCCGCGCCCTTGACCATTGCGAAATGATGATAGGGCGTACCAAGCCATGACCGCGCCTCTTCGACGATTTGTTCTCTCAAATCCATTTCAGACGACCTCATTTAAACCACCGTATCAGCAGACGGAATATAAGGGAATCCGCGAAAATGCACGATGTTATTGAATTTGTTCTTGCAGGTATCCTGACGTTTGTTGCAGCCCGGATAAACCTTGAACACATCGCCAGCCTGCGGTGGGAATGGCAGGCGCAGGGCAAACTCGAACGTATTGCCGCTATGCACCTTGATCGTCCTGCTCAAGCCTGCGTTTCGCCCGCTCGTGAACTTAATCACACCCTGCGAGAACCAGCCGCTCTCATGCGTCAGGTTGTGTTGCAGTTCGCTTCCTGTTTGACTGTTCGCCGTTACGCGGCCATCCACTGTGAATTTTTCGCGGTTGACCTTGCAACCCTCGTCGTAGAGTGTTCGCATACATCCCGCCTGATAAATGTTGCGCGGGCTTGATACGTTCAAAAGCTCGATGTCGGATTTGATGTCAACCTTTACAGACGACCTACTACCCGACACATCCGAAACACGACCGGAAAAGATATTCACAGCACCGACGGGGCGAAGCTCGGCAAGAGAGCCGTCAGCATCGGCAACCGACCGCAAATCAACACCCGAAACCCTGATGGAATCGGACGTTTGGTATCGCGCCTGTAAAATCAGGCTGCGTATTTCCTTGACCGTTTTGCCTGCGGGGATTTCATGTTTTGCCGAAATGCGCTCGCTCAATGTTTTCTTGGTACCGCTGACCGCCTCTTCGTACCAGCAGCTAAAATAGCCGACGGAATTGTCCGTATAGGTTACAGACAATTCGGCACCGATACGCGGATAGGGTTTACCGTAGATTGATGTAGCGTTTTCAAGCGCAATATCACATGACAAAACAAACTCATTCGGCAAATCGCCACGAACTTGCAGCGTTTTGGTCTCGGTTCGATTCACGCCCGAAACTTCCAAAACCGCGCCCGCATCTTCGACCATGTTGCCGATAGATGACGCGCCGGCACCAAAGAAAACGCGGTCAATCTTGACCCGTGCGCCGTCCAGTACACCGCCCAAAGCAGCTTCCGCCCATTGCAAACCCTCAAGCCTGTAATCAGGGTCGGAGGCGATTTGCAGGGCGTTGGAATCCACGTCCAAGCCGACAGCGATACGGGTTGCCCCGCGCTTAATAATCAGCTTATGCGCTTCGTAGGTCTGCCCGTCCCAAACGACGGGCATATCTGCGCTGGTATGGCGTAACACCTGCCCGCCCGAAAGCGTGATGGTGTACAAATCCGCCATCTGAAACTCGTCGCTACCGTGTAGCAAGTCAATCAGTTCTTTTGTCGCCGTCTTCATAGTTTCACACTCGTAAACTCAATCTTTTTGGCTGCCCACAGGCTACCCAAAACGTTTTCAAAATCCACTGTGTCAGATGTGAATCTCACGCGGAAATAAAAACCGCCCGTCCATGTAATCGGACGACCCGGCGTTTGCGGCGTATTGAAAACCAAAACGCCTTTATCGGTAACGGAGTAATCGCGCCCATACGTCAACGCCACGTCTCCCACTTTGACGGCGGGTCGCTCCTTGACTGCCAATATAGGCTCGATGAAACCGCCCATGGAACGGACAAGCTGATAACGCGTAACACCCTGCACCGTGTTTCCGATAGGCTGGTCGGTTACGGCGTTGTCGGTAGGGTCTTCGTAAAGGAAACTTTCGAAGCTGCCTTTGCGGGCGTTGAAGAAGCCTGCCAGTTTTTCCAACTCGTTTACAGACGCCTTTGTCCGCAACACCTCAAATGACAGTGAAAACCGCCATTGCGGGTAAGTGTAGTAGGCGGTTCGAAATTCACGACCGCTCGCTGATTTTTGCGTCCCGGTACTCCATACCGCCGTCTTCTTTCGCCCCCACTTCAAGCCGGGAAACGTGGGGAAAATTGCATTGCCCATTTAGATGATTCCTTTCGCTTTCAGCAAGGCGTTAAATTCGCCTTCCGGCAGTTCGTTACCGCCAAGCATACCGATGGCTTCGGCTTCGTCCGCTTCACTCTGTACGATGCCCGATGACGGCTTGATGCCCATGTACGACGCTACCAAGATATGCACGGGCGGGTGTTCGCGCCAATACTCGTTCAGGTGCTGGATTCGCGGCAAATCCAAGTTGTCGGCGACATAATCCCACGTCCACCCTGTTGAGGCGCAGACGTGGGCAATCATCGCGCCGAAACTTAGTCCGCCGCCTGAACTTCCCCCGCTTGTGCGGCTTCCTGTTCTTTTCGTTTCAAGCCTGATACGTCCATCACGGCGGCAAATACGTCGCCCATGTTGGCAATATCAATCAAATCAGCGACCTGTTCGCGCGTCATATCGGGATAATTACGCTTCAGGGCGGCATGGGCGCAATCAATAACGGTGGAGATTTGTTTGGCGTCTTGGACGTTGCCGTCAAATGCGCCGATGCGCTCTTGCAACTGTTCCAGCGCGCCAAGTGCGATAGGTGGGATAACGTAATTTGTGCCGTTCAGTTCGACGGTTACGCCTTTAATTCGTACTGTCATTTTCGCTTCCTAATTCAGGTCAAATAAAAAGACCGCCCTTTCGGACGGTCTGCACGGATTACTCTTGAATCCACAACGTACCGACTTTAAAGCCCGCTTCATCGGTTTGCGCCGTGAAGTCGATTTCAGGGACAGAAAAGTCGTCGTTTTTGGTCGAGAACAAGCCCAGTTTACCGCTGGTTACGCTTTCCAGTTCCAGCAGGGCTTTTTTACCCTTGAACTGCGTCAGGTATCTCAGCTTAAAGGTCGGCGTGTTGCCCATCGCCAAATTTGTCAGCTCAAGTTTCTTGGCTGACGGCATGGTTTGGGTGTAGGTAAAGCTCGGATAGACGGTCTTGCCTTTTTCCGATTCATGAAATGTGTACAAACCTGTTGCAGACACCATGTATTGACCGGCTGTCGGATTGCTGGCTACTTTGACGTATGCCGTGCCATCGCTACCCATTACGCCTGCATCCTCAACAAAGCGTCCACCGTTCGGCGCGGTTGCCTGTACGGTATATGCGCCGCTTGCTGGAATCGCTTTACCTGTTACATCCGCCCAGAGTGCTTTCATCGTGCCGGTTGCATATTCCGCGCCGAAAAACAGGGTATTCAGGGCGAGACCGTTGATTAACGCACCCTTGAATTTGCCTGACACTTTAACCTTGCCTTGAGCAACAGCTAGCGCAAAGCGGTTTTGACCGTAGAACTCTTTCAGTTCTGCCGACAAGTCAACAGACATTTCCTGCAAGCCCATGATTCGCACGGGCGTTGCGTTATTTACTCGGTTGCCGTAAGCATCCGTAATCATTTCGGCAAACACTTCGCCGCTACCAAACGTCAACTGCATGACATTTCCTTTCCAAAATAAAACCGCATTACGCGGCGCAAATCACAATCGGGATAATACAAACCGCCTGCTCGCCAAGCGTTCCCTCGTCGGTTTCGACCGTACCCTCAACGCGGCAATACTCAATGTCCGCACCATCGACCACCAAAGCCGTCTTGCCCGTGATAGGGTGGACGGCGTTCACGGCATTGCACACCGCATCAATCAGCGGATTCATAATGGGCGCGGGCGGCTCGCCTGACGTTTGGACGTACAGATACACATCTACGCGCAAAATCCACTTGGTTTCCTGTCCCGTCAGCGTTACCGCCTGCATATCGCCCTGCGCCATAAATAACGCGGGCTGGTCGTAGCGTTTCACGTCGTTCCAGTGCAGCAGTTTTCGGCTCTTGGTAACAAAGCCGTCCAATGCGTCCAGTTTTGCCCAAAGCGCGGAATAAATCGCTTCGCGGTTCATCGCAATGCCCCTTTAACAGAGTTTCTCAAATCAGCTTCAATCTCAGGCTTCATATCACGCAAAGCCGTCCGTAAAAACGACCGTTCAGGCAGGCGAACATTGCGGGAATGCGCTTTAACCTGAATGTATCGCGGTGATTTAAGCGGTCGCCCAAACGCCTGACGAACCTGACGCAAAGATGCCTTGACGTTTACCGTCCCCGCAAAGCCATACTCATGCGCCGCGCCGTAGCGGACGTTTGTGTTGACTTCGCCGATTACCGCGCTGCCCGTGTTGGTTACGCGCTGGTGTATCGACCGACGCAGATTACCCGTCCGTACATTCAACACCTGCCCCGATAGGCGGTTTTCCATGACTTCGCTTTGCAACTTCAACGCCGACCGACCGACAGACTGCACAATAGCCGTCTGAACCTTGTCGCCATATGCTCGCAATAACGCTACCAAAACATCACCGCCGATAAATTTCATTTTCAGCATTACACACCTTTCCGCTTGTACTCATTGAGTATCGCAAAAGCTGACGGCGGCATACCGCCCGACTCGCTGAATGTTGAAAACGAGATGGTCTCGCCTGCAAGCGTTTTGCTCTGTACGCCCTTGTTCTCGATTTCGTTCATTCGCTGCGTTGCAATAATCAAAATGGCTTCTTGAATATCGGCGGGTATGGTTTCATAGCCAGCGCGGTAGGATACTTCGACGTTTCGGATCCCCTGTGCAAAACAGGCATGGCGAATCAGCAGCCAGTTATCAAAATCCCAGTCGTTCGCCGTGCGCCCGTTGATTTTCACGGACGACACGGATAGGACGGGGTATTGATTCAGGACGATGCGGTTTTTGCCGTTGCCGTTGTAACGCTCGACGTAATCCGCCGCTTTCAGTTTGCGCCCGATATAGGCTTCGACAGCCGCCGATACCCCGTCAAGCAGGGTTTGGAAATATCCGTCCTGCTTGTCGTGGGTAACGCCCAGCCGCTGTTTGAATAAATCAAGAGAGACAAGGGCGGTCATCGTTATTCAGCCTTTTCAGCTTCAGCTTGCTCGGTTTCGGCGGTTTGCTCGGCTTCAACCGGCTCTACCGCTTCAGCAGCTTGCTCGGTTTCGGCGGTTTGCTCGGCTTCAACCGGCTCTACCGCTTCAGCAGC